ATACGAAATGAACGCATCTGCAATCGCAACATCAATTTGGAAAATCAGCACTGGCAACGGGCACGACCTAGCCCGCGACGATTGGGATTGCCATCTGCAAAACTGCCATGCCGCTGTAGCTAACACCTATACCGACGACATCACCGTGGGCGCATGGCACAAATCTGCACTGGGGAAAGTGATATGACCACTTATTATGCCTATTGGCGCGCTAGTGGCGAAAATTGTACGGCGCAAGCAGAGTCAATGGATAAACTGCAAACGCTGATATTTGGCCGATCCTATGCGCCAAGCCCCAATGAAGTGAATTATTATTCAACAACAACAACAACCGAAAAGGAATCTTAATATGACATTGATTGCAACCTATCCAAGCAAGAAGGCCTGTAAGGAATCTGTCGGGCAACCATTGCGGCATATCGAAACAAGCCTGTTTGGCGCAGAGTATAGGGACAATGGGACTCTGACTGTATGCAATCGGCCCCACATAACAGGTATTGGCCGCGAGTGGTTCGGCCAAGTAACTATGCGCGATGGACTTATAGCAAAGGTAACGTGACAAGCGATACAAGGGCCACACAAGGCGGTTGCATAGGTTCAAGCTAGGGCAACCGCCTAACTGTTTCGACAGGTCTGTCTGGTCGTCATATCAAGCGTCATGGCATGGGGCATTATGATACCGTATCAACGGGTTAGTTAGCCGTTTGACTAAGTATTAAGTGAACAACCGTTCAATAACTAGGGTCCGAATCATGTCAGTGGGTGATGCCCGCCCGCCTCTCTAGGTCAAGCTAAAACATTCGTTTATTACACTTGTTCACACAAACGTGATCACTTGTAACATGTGGCGCAGGCGCTAGCCGAGCAAGCTCTTTAGGACAGGGCTTGACATCCGTTGGGACCCCTGGTATTATACGCAGGTGATTCGGGATGGTGGGGTATGCGCACATGAATCCAAAAGAAGAAATTTGGTTTTGGGGTGGTCGAGTATCCGCACATGAATCCAAAAGAAGAAATTTGGTTTTGGGCTACCCAGAAGACAACTGTGACATTTTTACCACACTCCACCGAGCAATGTTCCAAGCCAATGTTGTGACATTTGTGCAACACACGACAAAAAAAGATGTAGATTCCTAAATAATTCTTTCTTTAGTTATCAGTGACTTGTACGATTCATAGAAAAAAGTTACGTTTTGAGTGTTACAAAAGTCTGAAAATGAACTTATAGTATATTGAGAGAGAGACGGTAACTTAAGTTATAACGATAGTTACTGCTACTAAGTAGTATAACTAGTAGAGATGATGACTTAGGTTATAACTTAAGTTAGGGTCTCCTAGTGTTGTCTCTCTAAACAGTTTCCCTCTAGTAAGTAACCAAGACGTATGCAACCAATTTAGTTTGTCGTAAGGGTCTTGCTGATAGCTTACGAGAGGGATCAGTTACAAAGTAGAATCTGTTCTACCCACTTAAGTTACAGATTACTTGTCGTTAATAAAGTAGAAGTGCCGTAGGCGCAGGCGTAAGCTGAGCAGACTCATTAGGCGCTGGAACCAAAGGCAGGAACCTTAGTCACATGGCAGAGAAGCTCCCCTACTGTAAGCACGTTGAGAAGCATATCCTTGAGTGTATTCAGGGTGGTGTCGCTATCAGACAGATGCTGTCGTCCATGCAGCACCTTACCTATGCCCCACGTTCTCTATCTACCATGTACAAGACCTATGGTGATGTGATTGAGCGTGAGAGAGCTAGGATCAATGGTCTGGTTGGTAAGCGTGTGATTGACCATGCAGTTACTGGCGACATGGAGAACAAGTCAACTCAGTGGGCTGCTGAACTCTTCCTACGGTCCAAGGCTGGTTGGTCACCCACTTCCACTAACATTGAGGTTGAGCAAGAGACTGACCCAGATTTAGACGAGAGTGCAGCCGACACACTCTTGACCTTGCTAGGAATTAATCCCGATGAGACCCCAGAGGAAGATAACCGCTGACACCCTACGTCAGTTACCAGCCACTAAAGTCAAGCAACTATTTGAAGAGCTAGGTCCGATTAAGACTGAAGAGCTTAAGCATGACTGGAGCTTCTGGGCTAGGGACAACCAGCTAGAGCCTGAGGGTAAAGACTGGAACACTTGGATGGTGAACGCTGGTCGTGGTTTCGGTAAGACTAGGTCAGGTGTCGAGTGGGTAAGAGAGAACGTCAAGCGTGGTGTTAAACGTATCGCTGCTGTAGCTTCTACTAACTCTGACATTGAACGTGTTATGGTTAGGGGTGAGAGTGGTTTCCTGTCAGTCTGCTGGAAGGGTGATAAGACCTACGCTGGCAAGAAGATGGGTTTCCCTGATTGGTCTCCTACTAAGCGGACACTCACATGGGAGAATGGTGCGCAAGTACAGTTCTTCTCTGCTGAGGAACCTGATCGTCTTCGTGGACCCCAGTTCGAGTTAGCTTGGTGTGATGAGACTGCTGCTTGGAATAAGGACATGGATACTTGGCAGATGCTACAGTTTTGTATGCGTCTCGGTAAACATCCCCGTATTATGGTCACTACGACCCCCAAGCCTACTAAACTAATCAGACAGATACTTAAAGACCCTAAGACTGTCGTTACGACAGGTTCTACCTTTGATAACTCTGCTAACCTAGCTGGAACTTACCTGACTGCTGTTAAGGAACAGTATGAGGGTACACGGATAGGTAGGCAAGAGCTTTATGCTGAAGTCCTAGAGGAAGCCCAAGGCGCTCTGTGGACCACAGCCATGCTGGACGATGCCTCAGTTAAGCTAGAGGATGTCCCTGACCTCACCCGTATTGTCGTTGCACTTGACCCCGCTGTTACCTCTAATGCTGAGAGTGACATGACGGGTATTGTTGTTGCAGGTATTGATGTGAATGGTGTCGCTTATGTCCTTGGTGACTATACCGACAGGCTTTCACCACAGGGTTGGGCTATGAAGTCCATTGAGCTTTACCACCAGTTCCAAGCTGATCGTATCGTGGCTGAGGTCAACCAAGGTGGTGACATGGTCAGAACCACTATTCATGGTGAAGATGAGACCGTCCCCTACAAAGCTGTTAGAGCCTCTCGTGGTAAGTATGCCCGTGCTGAACCTATCTCAGCCTTATACGAGCGTGGTCTTGTCAAGCATGTATCTAACCCTGTCAACGGGGCTAACCTGAACGAGCTTGAGACGCAGATGAGAACATGGGAGCCACTGGGTTCTATTGGCTCTCCTGACCGTCTTGACGCTCTTGTGTGGGCAATCACTGACCTTTCCTTGAACGGTTACACAAAACCTAAGTTATCTCTTGTGTATAGCAGCAACAAGGGCTTGTCCAGATAAACCTGAAAGAAATGCGTAGTCATGGTAAACAAACTCTCTGAAGCTGCTGCCAAGTCTACCCTTGGTGTCGCTGGCGATAACACTTACCATGGTCAAATCCGTGCTGACGAGTTCCTCCCTGAACTTCGTGGTAAGAAGGCTATCCGTAAGTATCGTGAGATGCGTGATAATGATTCTACGGTGGGTGCAGTCATGTACGCCGTTGAGCAAATCCTTCGTGATGTTGACCTTCACGTTAAAGCTGCTAACGACACACCTGCTGCCCAAGTCGAGAAAGAGTTCGTCGAGAGTGTCCTGCATGACATGGACCACACACTTGATGACCACATCGCTGAGGCACTAGGCTTTCTGTCGTATGGGTTCGGTTGGTTCGAGGTCGTCTACAAGCGTAGAGTTGGCCCCACTAGCCGTAGCGAAAAGAAGCGTTCTAAGTTCACTGATGGTCGTATTGGTGTTCGTAAGATTGCCTCTCGTGCGCCTTGGACAGTCAGCAAGTTTGATGTTGACACGAAGACAGGTGAGGTACTGGGTGTACAACAAGATGTAGGTTTTATGAATGGCCGTAACTACATCCCCACTAACAAGTCCTTGTATTACCGCACTACCAGCTTGAATGGTGACCCATCTGGTCGTTCCATCCTGCGTAATGCTTACACCTCCTACGAATACCTGAACAACCTACAGGCCATTGAGGCTATCGCTGTTGAGCGTGAACTTGCTGGTATCCCAGTTGCTCGTATTCCCTCGGAGTATCTGTCAGGTGACGCTTCCGCTGCTCAGTCAGGTTTCGTTAGTAACCTACAGCAAATCCTGCGTGATGTAAAGTTCAACGAACAAGGCTACATTATCCTCCCAAGTGACGCATACCCTGATAAGGATGGTGCGCCTAGTAACGTCCGCTTGGTAGACATCGAACTCATGTCGTCTAACGGGAGCCGGAACATTGACATTAATCCCATCATTAATCGTTATCAGCATGACATCGCTCGTTCTATGCTGTCTGAGTTTCTTCTTCTTGGCACATCAGGTGGCTCTTACGCCCTGTCCAAGTCGAAGACAGACCTGTTCCTCCGTGCGCTTGAGAGCTACATCCAAGCAATCGTGGATGTTCTCAACAAGCAGTTGGTAGAGCGTCTGTGGGAGTTGAACGGTCTGAACTATGATCTGATGCCAACGATTGTCGCTGGTGATGTAGCCCCCCACGATCTTCGTGAGATTGCCTCGTTCCTTCGTAACCTTAATGGTGCAGGTATTGATGTGTCGTCTCATCCAGAAGTCATCAGTGACCTTATGGGTATTGCTGAATTAAACTACGATCCTGAAGCTGGTGTTCAAGCTACACAGGAACTTACACAACAGGAAGATAACTAATCATGGCAACTCTTGATAACCGAGTGTTTGACAACGGCCTGACCGTTCTTGACACAGAAGCTAACAAAATCCTCATTACCTCGCAAGAGGCTACAACCTTCACTGAGGCCAATGCTACCTATGCCTTGGGCAACAGCACAAGCCTGTCCATCGGTGCGCCCGCAGATCGCGCTGGCGGTGGCCGTGAAGTTGTCGTGGCTGCTATCACTGACGGCTCGGTCACTGGCACTGGCACTGCAACCCACTACGCCATTGTGGACACTGTGAACAGCCGTCTACTGGCAACAAGCACCCTGACAGCATCGCAGTCTGTCACATCGGGCAACACGTTCACACTGTCGTCTGTCGCCATCGGAATCCCTGATCCTGCTTAAAGGTTAGTCTCACATGGTCACTCTCGTAAACAGAGCCAAAGTATCCACTGCTACAACTGGCACTGGTACAATCACGCTTGGCGCTGCTGAGAGTGGCTACCAGACGTTCGCTGATGCTGGTGTGGTTGACGCTAATGTGGTTCGCTACGTCATTGAAGATGGCACAGCTTGGGAGATTGGTTCAGGCACCTACACGGCGTCTGGTACTACCATGTCACGCACGTTAGGGGAAAGCTCGACAGGCGCTCTATTGAGCCTCACAGGCGCTGCCGTGGTGTTTGTATCTGCAACGGCGGATGATCTTGCACCAGTGCTTGAGCTATACGCAGAAAACCCAAGTAGCCCTACTGCACCTTCTGCTACTGGTACAAATGCTGTTGCTATTGGTAATGATTCAGAAGCAACAAGCAATGAGTCACATGCGTTCGGAACTCACGCAATAAGTCATGGTGTTAGGGCCGTAGCTCTTTCGTATTCACATGCTGGAGGCACAGACTCTTTTGCAGCAGCTATTGGTTCATCTTCAACCACTCTTGGGGCAAACGGGGCAAACTCCGTTTCTATTGGTAAGGGTTCATTGGCTGCGGCTAGTCGCTCAATAAGTCTTGGGTATTTTGCTACTGTTGCGGCGGCAGGAAATAGCGCAGCAGCGATTGGTAATTCATACGCATCTGGCACAGACTCCTTCGCAGCAGCCATAGCTAACAACACCTCAAGCTATGGTGCTACTGGGGCTAACTCGGTGGCTATTGGCAATTTGGCAAAGGCATCTGGTAATCAATCAACAGCGATTGGTGACACTGCCCAAGCTACGGGGCTGAACTCTATTTGCATAGGCGATGCTGTTGCATCGGGTCGTGGCTCTATCGTAATTGATGGAGAAGGAAGCGGCACTCACTCTGGCTTGCGTGGTGTAAACATTGGATATAGTTCTTCTGGAACGGCTGACTACAGTGTAGTGTTTGGTTTTAGCGCAGACGATCAAGGCGTTAAATCACGATTTGCGTTTAGTGGGAGCACTTTCAACAACGACGGAGACAGCCAGCAAGGTATGTTTCCTTTGCGTCTTGCAACAACAGACGCAACACCCGCTGCTTTAACTACAGATGACGGCGCAGCATCAACTAACAATCAAATCATCCTCCCGAACAACTCTGCCTACGCATTCCACGGCACCATCGTAGCACGTCAACAAGCATCCGGCGGAACAGCTTGTGCAGCATGGAAAGTCGAAGGTCTTATCCGCAGGGAAGCCAACGCTGGAACCACAGTGCTCGTCAACAGTGCCACAACCATCCTAGACAACACACCAGCTTGGGGCATGGTTCTCAGTGCAGACACGACTAACGGTGGCCTCAAAATCGAGGTGACTGGCGCAGCGGCTACCAACATTCGCTGGGTCTCTACAATTAACACATCCGAGGTAACGTACTAATGGCAATCCAGATTGATATGACAACATCGCAGTATGGCACACCATTTGCTGGTGCTTACTTCCGCATTGCTACAGCAGCAATCAGTCGCCAGCGTGCAAGTGACGGGCCAAAGTTCAGCGTGATGATTGATGTTGCGGGCTATGCGACTGACACACCTGACGACGACACACGTGAAGTTGACTTCCGCCGTTATCACGCTGATTTGGCTGATGTTGAAGTTGGTGGGGGTAACTTCCTCGATAAGTGTTACGTTTGGGTCATGGCTCAGGATGACATGGCTGGTTCGGAGGCTGTATAAATGTCAGTGACCATCAATCACCAGACGAACGACATCTCTGCTACCAGCGGCTCCCTGACGATTGATGGTGCTGGTGCTGGTGGGGTATACGAGTTAGTGGCAAGCCAAAGTGCGACTTCTTTTGTTTCGTCAATTAGCTTTACGGGCCTATCAATGACGAATTATAGCGCTCTTAAAATAGTAGGTAGGGGGATTCAGTACAATACAGCCCCATCTGTTTATGTTCGCTTGATAGATGATTCTGGAAGCGACATTACAGCCCTAAACTATAATTCGCAGGTGCTTGACGCTCTTTCGGGTAATTTTACTGCTCGTTACACGACTGGCGGACGTGATGAATGGTTTGGCTGCGGGAATGGCGTAATCACTGGCGGAAATGACGTTTTCTACTGCGCTGACTTTAGCCTTTCTGTTGATTTAAAGACTGCATTTCTTCAAGAGACTACTATGGAGCAGGATGCAACTACACCATTTAGTGCGCTTTGCTTTGCTAATCATAACTTTATTAGCACTTCAGCGATACCGTTTGGAGGTCTAAAGTTTTACAGCTTTAATAGTACGCAAATTGGCGAGTATTACATTTACGGCCTGAAAAAAGCATAGGAAAGACCATGAAAAAGATGATTGACGGGGTACTGTTTGAACTTAACGAACAGGAAATCTCTGAGTTTGACGCCCCTGTTTCTCAAAGCGACGCCCAGATGTTTGTCAGATCAGAGCGTGATTATCTTTTAACCTCGTCAGATGTTTATGCTTTGGCGGACAGGATAACACCAGAGTGGACATCCTACCGCCAAGCTCTGCGTGACGTAACAGGACAGGATGGGTTCCCGTTTAGTGTCGTCTGGCCCACCAAACCGTAGGAGTGACCAATGCTAGGTTTTAGCCCTCTCGCCTCTGCACCGCTTGCGGATGATGGGGTTACTGCTGACGTAATTTACGGGCTGAATGGCAATGACATTACGACAGGATCACCTGTTGTTGGTGCCTCAAGCATTGCCCAAGACCAAGACCTGACTGCCGATAGTTTGACGACAGGATCACCTGTTGTTGGTGCCTCAAGCATTGCCCAAGACCATGACTTAGCACCAGATGCTTTGACGACAGGATCACCTGTTGTTCAGTCGTCAACGGTTGTTGAAGATCATGACTTAGCAC